TCTGGTTCAGAAATAAAATTACGAACAACACAATATCCATTGTGCCAAAAAAATTCATTTAGTTTCATAGTTCTACTGCTAGTAATAATGGATCACAATTTTTTGTATTGTTACTCCAGAAAAAATCCATACCTTGTTCTGTGATTAAGTCAAAGGCTAAGGAATATCTTTCCTCTTCTTTAAGTTCATCTACAGCGTGTGGAAGACATGATGGAAATAATGTCATCATTCCTTTTTTATTCTCTGTTGTAACCCATCCTAGATATGGGATGTCATAGTCTGTTGTGGTATTGTTTTCTGTAAGACAAATGTTACCACTAATATATGCATTTTCATGCATAGCATGTGAATGTCTTTTTAATACCATTCCTTGTTTCTGTGGGTACACCCAACCTCTTATCCAAACTTCTTCTGTTTTAAATCCGATTTTTTTACAAAAATCATGGTAAGAAGCTTTGGTAATTTCTTTGAGATCACGGATACATCTATCTTCCCATTGGAAAATATTGTAGTGTTCCCACTGATGGTTTTTGTATAAGTCCTCATTCTGTTTAACTACGTATAATAAATTATCAATCAACTGCAGATTGATGAGATCAAACCACATGTCAACAGAAAATTTTGGAGCAAACGGATTGTTTGGTAAATTAGATTTCCATGAACGCCATTCACCCATTTATCCTACCTCCATAATTTATATTCATAGCTAGAATATCTTCTCTAAGATCTTCTGAGTAAGGACATTTTTCTTGACAGATTCTACATATGGTATCTAAATTTTTGAAAGCTTCTGGAGTGTCCACAAAGTTTGAACACTTTTCCCAGTTAACCAAATCAAAATTCATTGTACAACCAACGGGACATAATCTCTCACATGGAGCATCACATCCCTCACAATTTTCATAGTGTGGTTGTCCTTCTACAACAACAGCATCTTCAAACTCTGCATTTGTAAAGATGAGATCAATTTTATAATTCATCCCAAATTTTTTATGAAATGCTAAAGATGTTTTTGCTAGTGTTGCAGCACCAGATCTAATAGCAAACTGTTTACGATTGAGATTGTAACCATCATAACCAAAATTATATTCATATCTTGTATTCAAGTATGTAATAATTTGAGGTAGAAAATTATTTTTATAGTAGTAATCATATGCAACGTCACTAAAAACATTCCATACAATAATAGATTTGCATTTATCAGACAAATAGAAATCTTTATCTAATGAATCTGGTTTTCCTCTATTGTAATTGTCTTGTGCTCTTTGACGTATTAAATCATCAGGTGGTGTAGTAACAGTAACATCAAACATGATTGGCGTATCTCTGGTTATCCAGTTAATAGCTTCAACAATTTGATTGGTGTTCACAACTGTACCCAATGATCTTTCTTGTTATCAAAAATATCTTCGTCATACACAGTTTGTGTAATGATGTCAAATGCAATAGTAACACGAACATCATCACCTTGATATGTGTCAGTGTAATGCTCTAACCAATTTGGAAACACATACACTTTTCCTTTTACATTCTTAGTGTCAAATGTTTTTCTAGTATATGGATTAACATAGTAAGTATGAGTATCATAATCATCCAAACAAATATGTCCACCAAGATACGTGTACTTACTATTCCAATGCTGGTGTTGTTTGATTGCTTGTCCTTTTCTCAACACGTTTGCCCAACACTGCACATAAATTTTATCTTCCCATAGATTAGGATCTAATGTTGTGATTAAATTATCATGTGAGTTTCTAATAATATCTTTAATATGATCTGCTTCTTCCCACTCTAGTAAGTTATAGCTACTTGATCTAGATGTCATACTATCTTTACCTAGACCTGTATTCCAATCACTCTCATACTGATGAGTGTTAATAATCTCATCCTCTTTTTTGAGAATAGTATCTCTAATATCTTTTACCTTTACTTCTCCTTCATACACATAGAACTTGTATACAGGAGCAAAAATAGTTTTCGGTTCTTCGTTTTCAAATTGAATTACTTGACTCATAATTACATATACAAAAATTGACTCATAGAATATCTTCCAAATCCAGAAAGATTTTCCATTACGACAGATGTCACTTCATGATATAAAATTGAAGGAAATATTACCGTAGAATTATTTAGACAAGGAATTTTGATCGCTTTTTCAATAATAAAATCACCACCAGTGAACATCTTTGGTTCCTTGTAAAACCAAGTGATAGCAGTCATTACACAATCATCTGTATGTGGTCTATAGTGATCTCCATTTTCAAAGTAATGGATTTTAGTTTCATCTCTATTTGATCTCCACAGATAACGAAAAAATGGATGGTTACCCATTAGAGTTTCCATCAAATTTTCATTGAATATTTTTCTATTGATACTTAGTATATCAGATTGTTTAGCATCGTCATACACAACATTTAGATGAAGACCTTTTCCTACCTTAAGTGCCACACCATCTTCATATGCTGTGCCTGGTCCTCCATCTTCTTCTGCACCTTTATATCTGTCAATACTATACAGATATTCCAGTTCATTCATTATCTTTTTTAACTCATCGGATGAGTAAAAATTTTGAATGTGAGCGACTGGTAAATCAGCTACTTTAGTAAAAGTCAAATTTGACATTATCAATCTCTTTTATATTTTTCCATCGGTATACAATGGCATCTGAAAAATACATTACCTTTGGAATTAATTCAAAACCAACCTCTTTGTTTTCTACATCCAGAGCATATAGATGTAAATCTCCAGTGTCTAAACAAACAACAGATGTAAATGTTCCATTAGATGATATCTTATCATCTGATATTTTCTCTACACAATCAATCTCTACTTCAATACCAAACTCTTCATGCAATACTTTTCTAATACCATACTCTATGCTTCTGGTATCAGGTATGTTATTTGCATCAATGTATGCAGGAAACTTATAACTGTTCCTTATATTCAACAGTTGACTTGCCATTAGAAATAGTTAAAGTTGATGTTAGCTCTGTACTGTTGATCTGTACATGTTGTACTGTGATGCATTTTTGTAGCATCAAATCTCAACAAACGATTTTCTATACTCTCAACCTCTGTTCCATCCTCAAAAATTGTATATCCATCATTTGTATTAAGGTAGAGGATAGCTGCCTTATGTTCAAAATCATAATCGTAATGATCATGATAATGATATAGAGTCTCTGTCCTAGGATATAAATTTACCTTTACACGTAACAATGCTTTTGCTCCAAACATGAATAGAATAGGAACAATACACTGATCAAAGTGATTACTGTTTGCTCTATGATCATGATGCATAAGGTGAGTAAAATATGGATGTTTTTCTACTCCATGACCAGAGACATCAGTATTCAAAAACCATGGTGTGTTCTGAGATAACAGAATAGTATTCTGAACAATCTTGAATAGATCAGGTGCTAAGTAATTGTCAATAATTTCCATTTTAAATCTCCAAAAAGTCTTTGTTTAGTGGCATTGTGGCATCAAGTCCATACCACATAGAGAGAGTATATCTATCTCTCTTGATTACATTTGATACACCGTGACGAAATTCCATTCCATCAAAGTAAACTGTTCTTCCAGAAAGAGGTTGAACATCTACTCCTTCAATAACAGTATGACCACCAATGTAGTTGTCATTCAAATATGTTATTGAAGCTCCTGTTGTGGTTTTCCTTGTTCTATCTTTATGAAATACTTTACAAGCACCACACGGATACTTTACTATTTCAACATTCTGTAGAACAGAAAACTCTTTGTCAGTTACCTTACTCTTTACATCTTTAGCAAGGCTAAGAATTTCATAGTATGTTTCTGGTAAATTGTATTTACCAATTCCTCCTTTGTCCATACTAAGAACTCTGGTCTCATCCCATGTATATGTTTTTAGGATATTGTCTTTAAAAAAATCAATTATCCTTTCTACAAAATCATCGGTAAGATTTATATGTGAAATATGAATCATCTAAATGGTGCTCCAATACTCCAGCTAACGAGAGAGTACCTAGTTCCTTCTGTAACTTCACGAACTCTGTGATATACAAATGCAGGAAATACAATTAGGGTTCCTCTAGTTGATAGTTCTTCAGCAACTTTTGTTTCTGTTCTATTGAAATGAAATTCTAGATCTCCACCTTTAAACTCTGATGGATCATTTAGTAATAATGTTGTAGAAAGTTTTCTATACTTTCCTCTCATATTTACGTTGGTGTCATCATCTGGATAAACGTAGTGATGTTGATCTGGATGCCAGTCGTAAAATTGACCAACATCATATTTTGTAAACTGTAACATCTCTGTCCAGTCCCACTGAAAATTCCATCCTGCACCTACATTAGCAGCGTCAATATATTTTTTTAAAAGATTATAAATCCAAGGTTGATCTATCCACGAGATGTCAGAGTTCCTTGTCTTAAATAAATCTTTTGTCTCTCCTTCTTTTACTTTCTCTCTATTGGATCTATTGATATCACCTATTTCAAATTTCTCCTGCATACCCATCTTAATGATGCGGTCGCATTGTTCTGGAGTAAAGGCATTCTGAAAATACCAATAGTTATAATTAAGATTCATCAGGCTCCATTATATTGAGTATAGTCAAAGTTAGGGATCTTATAAGTATACCACCCCGTTGTAA